TCCTGCGCCTGTTCCTTGAGTTCGAGGTCTAAGCCGCTATTCGGGCGTTTATGTGCTTCCTTGTGGTGCTTCCTGCACAGCCTCACGGTCAAGCCATATTTCTCTGACTGCGCCCTGTTTGCTGTACCAGGGAAGATATGGTGTACTTCCGTGTACGGTGATCCGCACACTGCACAGCCGGGGCAGACCTCAGAAGGCTCTAATCCGGGGGAATTGAATGTGATTTTGTCCATTGCTCTAAAGCCTCCTTTATGTGCTTGCTGGGTGGTGGGGCAAGCCCGATCTCCTTCATTTCGCTTATCACTCCATCCAGCAACACCGAAAACTCTTTGGTGTCGTATGTGCTTGATCCGAAATAGCAAAGCAGTTGCACAGCTTCCTGACCATTGATATCAACCTTGCCGATTTCTTCGCATTCTCGCCATTGTGCTTTTACGGCATCCACAACACCCGGCTTGACGCAGATGTATGTGTACTTGCCGTACCGCTTGAGCATCTTCAAGTAGATATCCCACTTGTCAGCCCGGAGCGCACTTGCTATATCTCCCAAGCACGCCCACAGCAGAGCATTTGCATCCAGTGACCTTTTCTTCCGATGCTTCACAACCTTGATGTCCAGTGACTCGCACTCCATCAGATCCGCAACGTCAGCGGTCACGTTTCCGTCCACCACAAGCGGCAGAAGCGTTGTCTTTGTCTTGTAGTTGTAAAAGACTTCCGTCTTCATTACTCTGCCTGTTGCCTGCATACATCAACCACCTTTGCCCAATACGTCTCAATCAGTCATCCCCGAAACGGCTCTTAAGTGTTGACAGCATCTGCGCAGCCGTATCTGCCTGCAGTGTTTCCATGGTCGTGCCGATCTGAGTCAGCCATTTCTCAAGGTTCACACCGTGCTGTTTACAGATTGTCCTGATCACGTTTTTCGTCACTTCGCTTGCCGGTTTCTTCTCGATCCGTGCCAGTGGTTCGGATGCATTTGCGTCCGGGTCATCTCCTGTCTGGATTTTGTAGGCTTTCAGCAGTGCGTATTTGTCACTGTAGGTCATCGCCTTGCCCGGTGCTTTATCCTGACTGTCAACGCCATCACCGTATGTTGTTATCTCGATATATTCATCGGGGTTCTCGGTGTTCACGAAGCGATACACAGTTTCGACCCGCAGCCACAAACGGCGTGTTTCCTTTTCTTCCCCCTTGTAGACGTTCTTTGATACGATCTCCCCGGAGTCGATAACTGTTCTCTTAACCGGGTAACTGTAGACTCCGTATTTGATCTCAAGCGGTTTAACTGCTGCCAGTACGTCTCCCTCAGAGACTGCCTTGTACTGGTTCCTGCCTTCGCCTACCATCAGATTTTTCGCTACCGTCTGTAATTCTGCTGTGATGCCAAGCATCTTTTCGTAAATCGTCATTCTCCATTCCTCCACATCTTATCCAGTTTGAATGTCGCGCAATCTTCACACAGGCATTTATCCCATGCTTCGATGTACATATAATCTTCGTCTTCGTATATCGTCTTTCCGCACAGGTCACACTTTGTGATTTCTTCCTTGTCGTTCCTGCTTAACCTCGCTTGCTCTCTGTCGTACTGATCGTACAGATCAGCGTTGTCGGGAATGGTCATGCCGCCTTCGCTCCTTCCAAAATTTTTTTCAGTGCCGCTTCTGCCTTTTCGAAGCCAGGATCTACAACCCACTCTTCCATATGCGGCGCATCGCTATACTGCATTGGCATCCAGTATGTAGTACGCTTTTCGCTTTTGTATTTTTTACTCAACGTGTGGATGCTTACTGTCGCATCGTATCTTGATATGTCAACGCTGACGAAGGTCAACCCCATCAAGTCATTTACCTCATAGGCAAGTGCCATGACTTCCAATAACTTTTCTTTCATTTCGTCCCTTCCTGTGATATAATCACTTCATCCCTTAATCTCCCCGGTTGCGCTTACCCTTGTGCGCCGGGGTCTTTTTACAGCATCTTGAACCAGATGTTTTCCTGCCGCTTTCGCTCCGACATGAGGCTGTGACTGATTTCCGCCTTGCTCGGAAGAATATCAAAAAGCGGCAGGGTTATCGCCATTCCAATCAGCACAGATGCCAACTCCTCACCACTACTCAGCCAGTAGGTAAACCCCCATCCAGCAATCGGAACAGTGATAAAAAGTGCCGTCCGCATGTGGGAATACAATCTCAACAGTTCGCTCTGTTTCATCCTTTCACCTCCCTTTCCAACAACTCCCTGTAGATCAAATAAATGTAATGCTTGCCTTTTCCCTTAATTGCCCTTCCTATTGGCAACTCACCTCTTCGGAGTGCATATCGCACATAGTCCTCAGACAGCCCCAACAGCCGGGCAGCATCTCTTACGCTTACCCTTTCCATCATGCGCCTTTCAGCAGTTCGTCCACCGTTACCCCGAACAGATCCGCCAACTCTACGAGCTTTTCAATCCTTGGTTTTGTTTCTCCTGCTTCCCACTGGTACACACAAGCCTCAGTCACTTTCATAGCCTTAGCCACTTCAGTGACCCTCAGCCCTGCCTGTAGCCTTGCTCCTTTGATGTCCATATCTCACCTTCCTTTCATAAAGTTGCGCTTGAACGCATGTGCCGATTTTTGTATTATGTAGTTAAGAAGTGCTTCACTTCCAACTACCCTTTTATTATATACTAAGTTTGACTTAATGTAAAGTACTACTTTATATTTTCTAAGTTTTTCTTTATGGAAGGGGGTGTATTAATGAAAGCAGATGTTGTGGTCAGAATCGATACGTTGCTTGCGGAAAAGGGTATTCCAAAGGGTGAGTTCTATGCCGCCTGTGGTATTACATCGTCTGCATACTCACAATGGCGTACTGGCAAGACAATGCCCAAGATATCCACACTGGAAACCGTGGCAGAATACTTGGGCGTAAATGTCGAGTATCTTTTAACAGGACTTGGGGAAAAAGAAAAGAAAAAGCCCATCACCCCGGAAGGTGACAGGCTTTCGAAAAAAGAGGAACAGTTAATCAAGATGCTCCGGGATGCTCCCCCGGATCTGAGGACTGCTGCGGTTGCCGCCGCTTGCGCTGTCCTAAAATCTCGGCAAGATCCCGGATGAATTCGGGGTCTTCCCTCAATGCATCAATCACAGTTTTTTCGTCTTCTGTAAGTTCGTTTCTGTCCATGTATATATAGTCCTCCTATTGATTATAGTACAGAGGGCATTATACAAGATGCAAAATGGGATACCGTTGACGGCGGCATCCCACAAAAAAAGAAGGGAGAAATACAAAATAATGAAGAAGAACAATTTCCTGTTCTGCCCCAAGTATACCACAAATAGAACGGCGGTGCAGAAAAAAGTGAATGGGAGGTGATACAATGCCAAGTAAGAAGAAACATCCAAACCTTCCAAACGGCTATTAGTATGGCAGTATAAGGTTCCTTGGGTCGGGCAGATCCAGACCGTATGCAGTACATCCCCCAGCGACCCAGTGCAACGACAAAGGGCGATACATCACTCCACAGGCAATATGCTATTGCGCCGACTGGTACACGGCTTTTGCTGTCCTGACAGCTTGGCATCAAGGGAGATACTATCCCGGTATGGAGTTTGACGTTGCCAAGGAAAGACAGGCAAGCTATGCCGACCTTGACGCATTCTGCCGCCGTGTCCTCTCAACCATCGGAGCCGCTTCCGATCAGAAGACCTTTGGAGCGGTTGCTGATGAGTTTATGCAATACAAATACGGGCAGAACGCTCCAAGGACACTGGCGGAAAGAACGCAGTACGCAGACAAAAATCTGCGGAAACATCTTTCGCCGCTTGACCACATCCCAATCGACAACCTGTCACTGCAAAAGATGCAGGAAACAGTCAACGCCATTTCTGCGGAAACGATCCGGGGGAAAGCGGTTGTCTACATAAAGCAAGTTTTCAGATTTGCCGTCAGCCGGGGATATATCCAGCGCAACGAATCCGACTTGCTCCATACGCCCGGAGTGGAAAACGAGCATGCAGAACCTTTCACGGACGCAGACCTTGCCCTGCTATGGAAACACAAGGA